ATAACTCAACCTATGCTGGCAAGGAAGCCGAGGATGCCATTGCATTCCGTGATACACTTCCATCATCTTCATATGGTGTGATTGACAGCGGTTGGAAATATCAGTACGATAAGTATAATGATGTATACCGTTATGTTCCAATGAACGGCGACACCGCTGGTCTTATGGTCCGTACAGATAATACACGTGATCCATGGTATTCACCAGCTGGTTTCAATCGTGGTAATATTAAGAATGTTGCTAAGCTTTCCTATAATCCAAAGAAAGCCGATCGTGATCTACTATATAAATCTGGTATCAATCCAGTCGTAACATTCCCAGGACAGGGTACAATTCTATTCGGTGATAAGACAATGCTTGCGAAGCCAAGCGCCTTTGACCGAATCAATGTTCGCCGCCTATTCATTGTCCTAGAAAAGGCCATTGCAACCTCTGCTAAGTTTACTCTCTTTGAGTTCAACGATGCATTTACACGGGCACAGTTCCGCAATCTAGTGGAGCCTTTCTTACGCGATGTACAAGGCCGTCGTGGTATCTTTGACTTCCGAGTTGTTTGTGATGAAACAAATAACACACCAGAAGTTATTGATCGCAACGAGTTTATCGGCGACATTTACATTAAACCTGCACGGTCAATCAACTTCATTCAGCTTAACTTTGTTGCAGTTCGCACCGGTGTTGAGTTTGAAGAAATTGTTGGTCAGTTCTAATTTGGATTATAAATAGTAAAAAGGATCTAGGAGAAGAACATGGCTTTCAATATCAATGAATTTACGGGTAATATGCCATTTGGTGGTGCTCGGCCATCACTTTTTGAAGTCACAATGACTAACCCAATTAACGCAGGCGCTGATGAGCGATTCCGGTTTGTTTGCCGAGTTGCTCAGATTCCTGCCACAACTCTTACACCGATTACCACTAACTATTTCGGTCGGCCTGTAAAATTTGCAGGTAACCGTACATACGAAGATTGGACAGTCACCATCATCAATGATGAGGATTTTTCAGTTCGTAGTACACTCGAGGAATGGGTACAGGCAATCAACGGAACAACAAGTAACCAATCAGCAGTGTTTAATACTGTATATAAATCGCAGGCTCAGGTCACTCATTATGGCAAGGCTGGTGATATTCTACGGACATACGATTTTGTTGGAATGTTCCCAACAAATATTGCAGCTATTGATCTTGATTGGTCAAATACGGATGCGATTGAAGAATACACCGCAACATTCAGCATTGATTACTGGACAACACAGTCTGGTGGTCTTGCTCCTGGTGCTGCTATCAACTAATATTCTTATATATTTTAGGAAAGGGAGGCTTCGGCCTCCCTTTTTTTATAATCCTAGGATTATAAATAAACAAAATACAATTTTTAAGCATAGGATAACATAATGGCTGAACTTTTTGGATTTACTATTGCTAGAAAAAAATCAGATTCAGAACAAGAAAACTTACCATCAATTGTTTCACCAACAGTCGAAGATGGATCTATTGAAATTGCACCCGGCGGTGCATACGGTACTTATGTTGATCTTGAAGGTAAGGCAAAGAGCGAAGGTGATCTTGTTACCAAATATCGCGAGATGTCAATTCAACCAGAATGTGATTATGCAATCCAAGACATCGTAAACGAAGCAATTGTTGTCGATGAAAATTCTGGGCCTTGTGAAATTGTTTTAGATAAACTTGAGGTCAGCACATCTGTAAAGAAAAAGATTCGAGAAAGTTTCTATGAAATCTATGATATGCTAGATTTCCAGAATAATGCCTATGATATTTTTCGCAAATGGTATATTGATGGTAGACTCTACTATCACATCGTAATAGATGAAACAAATCCACGTGCTGGTATTAAGGATCTAAGATATATTGACCCTCGTAAAATCCGTAAAATTAAAGAGCCAATTAAGGAAAAAGATAAGAGAACTGGTGTCACGGTATATAAAGGTGCCAATGAATATTATCTTTACAATGCACAAGGTATCACCACAGCAAATCAGGCTCAGGGTGTAAAGATTGCAAAGGATTCTATTTGTTACGTTCATTCGGGTATTCTTGATAATCGTAATAATATGATCTATTCTCATTTGCATAAGGCAATTAAACCACTCAATCAGCTTCGTATGCTTGAGGATGCTGTGGTTATTTACAGACTTGCCCGTGCTCCAGAACGTCGCATTTTCTATATTGATGTCGGTAACCTTCCAAAAATGAAGGCCGAGCAATATCTTCGCGATATGATGACAAAACACAAGAATAAACTTACATATGATGCATCTACCGGTGAGGTGCGAGACGACCGTAAGTTTATGACCATGCTCGAAGATTTCTGGCTCCCCCGTCGTGAGGGTGGTAGAGGTACTGAAATCACGACTCTTCCAGGCGGTCAGAATCTTGGTGAAATGGAAGATGTTGATTATTTCCGCCGCAAACTCTACAAGTCACTGAATGTTCCTACCGCTCGTATGGAGCAGGAAAATCAATTCCAACTCGGTCGTGCATCTGAAATTACTCGTGATGAATTAAAGTTCAATAAATTCATCAAGCGCCTCCGTAATAGATTTGCCATGATGTTTGATGAATTACTCGAGATTCATCTTGCTCTTACTGGTGTCACAACCCGTAAAGAATGGCAAAAGATGAAACAGAATGTCTACTATGATTTCATGGAAGATAACCACTTTACAGAACTGAAAGATACCGAAATTATGACTGAGAGACTTCGTCTCCTTGGTGATGTTGATAATTATGTCGGCAAGTATTTTTCAGAGGCATGGGTTCGCACAAATGTTCTACGTCTGACTGAAGATGAGATTGAGGAAATAGAGAAACAGATTGGTCAAGAGGGCGGTGGCGAGGAAGATGATATGCCACCCGAAGGTGGTGAGCCCGTGGATGACCAGCCACCTGAGGAAGAACCAGCTGAAGAGTTTGTACCTCCGGCAGAAATGACTGAAGAGGAAAAGAGACTAGTAGATAAGATGACTCAAGTTTTAGATGATGTTCTGACAGAGGATTAATTATGTCGAACGAGCTCAGGGAAGCAAAAATCCTCTCAGCTGCAATTAAATATGCTGATAAAAAAATTGCAGAACTTGCCGAGGAAATGCAACAACCAATATTGGTTGAGGGACCACCGGGCCCAGCTGGTCCACAAGGTCCAGCAGGACCTGCCGGTACAAAGGGTGATACTGGTCCTGAGCGAAGAATTGTTGTAGAAGCTAAAGGACCAGTCGGTCCAAAGGGCGAACCTGGCGCCACATTCAAAAAAGCATTACTCGAAGATGGAAAGCTACAACTCATCCGTGAGGATGGAGAAGTTTTTGTAGTTGGTTCTGTTGTAGGTCCACGTGGTGGTCAAGGTATTCCGGGTGCAAAGGGTGATAAGGGCGATACTGGTCCACAGGGTGAAAAAGGTTTAATCGGTGAGCAAGGTCCAGTTGGTGCAGTCGGTCCTCAAGGTGACAAAGGTGACCAAGGTGAACAGGGTCTACAAGGTGAAAGAGGTTTTCTTGGACCACAAGGACCACAGGGTGAACGTGGCTTAATTGGCGAGCAAGGCGAGCCAGGACCTACTGGCCCACAGGGTATTCAAGGACCAAAGGGTGATAAAGGTGATAAGGGTGATCCAGGTGCAACTGGTCCGATGGGTCCACAAGGTAATCCTGGCCGGGATGGAACTGAAGTAGATGTAGAGTCTATCCGTAAATCATTAGAAGATAATTATGAAAACTTCAGAGATCAGATTCGTCAGCAGGTAACTCGATTAGCAACATCCAGTGGGGGTAGTTCTTCAGGTTCAGGCGAGGTATGGCTACATCGTCTTGATGATGTCGATTATACTAGCGTTAAAACACCAAGTGATGGTGAGGTACTCACATATAATTCTAATACTGGAGTTTGGTATGCAAGCTCCTCAGCTGGTGGTGGCATCACCATTAAAGAAGAAGGTTCCAGTGTTGGAACAACCGTAACTGAAATTAATTTTGTCGGTGCTACAGTTACGGCATCTGGTAATTCTACGGTAGTTGAAGTACAGAGTGCTGCAGTTGGTAATAACATCGGTTCGACTTTACAGACACAGCATATTATACCAGCTTCAGCAAATACCTACGATCTCGGTTCTTCTACTCGCCGTTGGAGAGATTTATATCTATCAGGAGCCACATTAAATCTTGGTGGCACTTCTATTTCAGCAAATTCAACCGGTACATTTACTGATACAGAACAAATTGCTTCGCGCGAATGGACTCGTGGGTGGGGTATTGCAAATAATGTGATTCGTGGTACTTTTGCACAAAATACTGCGGTACAGACAAGTCTTGCTACAAAATCAGCAAACAGCTACGTAAATCTTTTACTCTCAAATACGAATGCATATATTGCAACTAAAACTACTGAAACTACCGCATTACTTCGGCTATCGAATACAAACAGTTATATTGCTACAAAGCTAAATTCGTCAAGTTATACTACAGCTGATGTACAATCCAAAGCGGCTCTCTCAAATACAAACAGTTATATTGCGACTCGTGCTAGTGAGACAGATTCATTACTCAGATTGAGTAATACTAATAGTTATATTGCAACAAAATTAGATTCATCGAGTTATACAACCGCAGACGTACAATCCAAAGCGGCGCTTGCAAATACAAATAGTTATATTGGTACAAAAACAGATGAATCTACATCTTTATTAAGACTGTCGAATACTAATACTTATATTGCCACTAAACTTGATTCATCTAGTTATACCACATTAGATGTTCAGGCAAAGGCAGCACTCGCAAATACAAATAGTGCCATTGCAGGAAAGGCGACACTTGCTGAGGCGGTAGCAGCTGCAGCAGATGATGCATTAGCTTTTGCTATTGCTCTTGGTTAAATGAATTTTTTTTATAAATAATAAGATAAAATGGAGGTCGTGATGACAGATAATATTAAAGATGCTATTATTGCATTGCAAAATGGTGACTCCTCTCAGTTCAAGGATACAATTAACCAGGAACTGATGAATAAAGCAATGGATGCAATTAATCTGCAGAAGATTACTGCTGGTCAAGCAATGTTTGGCGAGCCCGTCGAAGTTGAATATGATGATCTAGAACCTATGCCAGAGGAAGAGCCAAATGAGGAAATTTAAGAATCTCTTCGAGGAAGCACCTGCTGCTGATTACAAGCGTAAAGTGGATGACGAAGACGAAGTAAAAGATATTAAGCCTCGGTCTAGTGACGAGCAAAAGTTTAAAGACATGCACAAAGTCGAAAAGAAAGGCCATCCTGTTGCGGCTGATGCGCAACATACCGGCGATCGCAAAGGTGGTAAAGTTGGCAAGTCTGGCCAGGATCATACTGGTTCTGAAGAATCAGGTGAGCAGATCCTTAAGACATATGCTCAGTTCATGAAGATGGGCGGCTTCGGTGGAGATTCCTATAAGGGTGCTGGTAATTCCGGCGGCGAAAAAGCTCCAGTCATGCAGGGTTCTTCGAAAATTAAAGAAGAAGTTGAACTTGATGAAGCAAAATACTCATACAAAGCAGCAACATTCAATGGTAATGTTGTAAAAGGAACTGGCAAAACCAAAGAGGCTGCTCGAAAAGATGCTGAGGATAAAGCAAAAGCATTAGGCTCAACTATTCGTAAGCGGCTTCCTGAAGAAGTTGATCTTGATGAAGCATTTAAAGCTGGTACTATTCGACTGAAAGATGGCAAGACAGTAAAAATCGATAAGATGACTGCCGAGTCTCTTAATAATACCATGAAGCAACTCAATTCCACAAACAGAAAGCGTATGGAAACTGAAGCCATGAAGGATAAAGATTCCTTCGATTCCATGGTCAAGTTTGCCAAGGCCGCGGTATAAGGAGTTTTATTCATGTCAGGTATTGCTAGAATTACTCCTGTTACAAATGCTGTCTCAACTGGCACAGCAACAAGTGTATTTGGATCCACATCAGTACTATTAACCCAGACTGGTTCCACTCAGAGAACAATTACAGTTGCTAATACCGTATCTGCTGCATCAGGCGGTGGTCAATACGGTATACCAGCCGGTATTTCAAGTCAGGCTACATTTATTCTTTCAAATGTAACAGGTTCACAAATTATCGTAAATAAGAAACCAACAGATACAATTACTGGTCATGCCGAAGTTTCGGCTACTGGTGTTGCAAATGCCGGAGACGCGTAATGAAACTTATTACCGAAGTTTACGATCAAGATATTGGTTTTATCACCGAAGCAAAAGAAGATGGTGGTAAAAACTACTTCATCGAAGGTGTTTTTATGCAGGGCAACATCAAGAACCGCAATGGTCGGATGTATCCAATGGAAACTCTCATGCGAGAGGTCAATAGATATAATAAGGAATATGTTGAACAGAATCGTGCTTATGGCGAACTAGGTCATCCCCAGGGACCAACAATTAATCTAGAACGTGTTTCACACATGACTAAAGAACTTTATCAAGACGGTAATAATGTTATTGGTAAAGCAAAGATTATGACCGAAACACCTATGGGTA